TTGGTGACGCTATTTATAACGTCGTTGAGAGTCTTGAGTGGGATTGTACTTTCGATCAATCGAAAGCAATACCTTGGATCCAGAGATCCTTGTCAGTTGGAAAGACAGTTCATTCCATTGATTTAACTGGTGCAACCGATTATTTCCCTTTAGGGATTCAATTGGAAACACTTCGTGCAATCTTTGGTGATCTGCTTGACATCAAACTACTTCAAGAGATATCCCAGCTCAGATGGAAATCTGAAATTGGAGATATCCAATGGAAACGTGGCCAACCACTTGGATTATATCCTAGTTTTGGTATGTTTACATTAACTCATGGTCTTGTATTGTCGTTCCTTTTGGGACGTCCTTACAATCATGAGTTCTTTGTTGTTGGTGATGATGTAGTCATACTAGATGATGCCTTGTTCACTAAATATACGGATTTACTCCGTCTTATGAAGTGTCCATGGTCTCCATCAAAGAGTCTATCTAGCAATATCCTTTCGGAATTTGCTGGAAAAGTAATCCTTGATACTAGTGTGATTCCATCTTACAAATGGAGGAAGATATCTAACGATAACTTCCTTGATATTTGTAAGAATCTGGGCCCACAGTCTAGTGTGCTTTTGACAAAAGCGCAGAAACGAGTGTTTGACCTAGTCAAACACCTCGTGGAACCAATTGGTTTAAATATGTCGTATCCAGGGTCAAACCTGACTACGATGATAATTAATACTGATCGGTTTCTACGGAAGTGTGAAAAGCACGCAATGAGGTCACTTGTTGATCTCACTCGTGTGATTCATAGGAATTCCTATGGATCTAGCACACCTTATGCTCTTGACCTTGATCGGGTCAATGAACTTAAGGTCACCTTCGACGAGAAGGTGAATAACGTATTTAAACAGACAGTGTTTGCACGCTGTGAAGCGTTGTGGCACTGTGTTGCAGAAATACCCCAGGCTCTTGGTTTATCACCAAGATTACCTGCAGAGCTGTATCTCCCAAAAAGAGTTACAACTCTGAAACGGTATGAGAAACTTGTTGGCACA